GTTTCCGGTCTTTATCTTTTGGACGATGAAAAGAGCGTGCCAGTCCAAGTTGTAGATGGGTTCGTTCGATTAGAGAAAGCCAATGTCAAATTTCTAGAAAAGACATTCCAAGCAGGTGCAGTTGGGTTCGGATTCGTCTGCATCAAGTCAGGTGTTTTTGAGTCAATGCCTCGCCCTTGGTTCAAACTTGCAAGACTTAACCGAGGTGATGAGCGACCTGAGCTTATGGTCGGTGAGGATTTTTCTTGGTGCTACTCCGCCATCGAAAACGGATTCAAAATCTGGGTTGACGCAACCGTTCAGGTGACGCACCGCAAAATTCGGAACTTAAAAATATAATTTAAAAACAGTTTTTAACTAATAAAGTTCTATGATACTTATTAGCAAATATCTTATTTCTATTTATAGAAGGGCCGAAATGGTACGGCTCTCTCTCCACACGCCATTTTTTCGTCCGAAAATAAAACCGTTATCCTTTTGTTATAACTATGACACGTGTTGGACTTGACAAAAGGAATTATTTATGTATAGCACCAACTTCCTAGTGGCCGTGGCAGAACGGGCAATCAAAACCTTTGCCCAGACCCTTTTAGCCACAGTCGGCGCAGACGCTGCCGGCGTGTTCACCGCCTCCACCCTAGACGCAGTAACCGTAGCGGCAGGGGCGGCCTTGATCTCCGTCCTAACATCCTTTGCCTCCGCCTCCACAGGCCGGACAGGTCCGTCCCTAGCCGGCGAGACCACAGCCCCAGATGTCTACATCTCAACCCCTCGCGATGAAGTCGGTCGTTTTGTTCGTGATGGTGACGGAGACGGCCTAGTCAATGACGGCAAGCCAACCCAGGCTCCAGCCCCAAAGAAAGCACCGGCTAAGAAAGCCACACCTAAAAAAGCACCGGTTAAAAGAAAGCCAGAGTAAAAAGCCAACGGGTGGAGGTAAAAAAATTAACGGCCTGCACCATCGGGAAAAGTTAATATTTTTACCTCCAACCCCCGCCGGCCCCGCTTGAACAACCTATGAACAACTTTCCACAATTTTTTACCTCCAACCCCCCTACCGAAGGCCCAGATGTCCGAAGTTATTAAGTTTGAAACCGAAGGTCCCAAAGACGACCCATCGGATCGCGAACCACATTTAGATACTCCGCTTGACTTGCGGCCTGACCTTTCGGAACTCGGTATCATAGAGCACGAACGCGGCGTGTGCGATGACAACTACGAGAACCGTGGCACACTGCGGCGAGCCCATTTAAACTGGGATCCGGTCTATGATGCAACCGGCTCGGCCACCGGACTCATTGCGGCCAGGTCCGCAGAGTCAATGCGCGAACGGCGTGTCCTTTCCTTGGCGGAGAAGCGGCCTGTCCTAACGGATCCTAAAAATAATAACTCGGATTACCTAACCGGTGTTGATCTTCTAATTGATGAACAGGCCTGCCAAATTGTTCCACCGTGGGTTGTCGGAGCTACCCGTAAATGGGTGGGCGAACAAAACGAACCAACGGCGAGCAACAAGAAGCAACCGGCAGTTCTCCCAGCTCGGTGCCGCATTGTGAAGTCAGACGGTCTGCGCTGTATGTTATGGTCATCGGGTCGTGTCAAGGATGACGGCCTGTGCAGAGCACACCTTAAGACTCAACGCAAACCTGGCGAGGACGTAGAGCGTGCCCGTCGCAAGTTGATCCAAGCCGCACCATACGCCGTTGATGTTCTTGAAGATATGATGGAAAACGCTGAGTCCGAACCGGTGAAGTTGAAAGCCGCTACCGAAATCCTAGACCGTGCCGGCGTGCGAGGCGGCTCGGAACTGAGTGTGGACGTTGAAGTCAATGACGCTAGACCGCCACACATAATTGTTGCCGAACGGCTGCAGCGGCTTGCTTCTGGAGCAGCTCACGTTGCTTCCCAGCTGGTGGAGAAAAATAACATTATTGACGCAGAAATAGTTGAAAATTCAACCGCCGAGGTAAAAAAACCAAACGGCTTGCCTGACAAAGACGGCGAGGCCTAACCGTGGAAAAAAATATTATAGAAGCAGCGGCGAGACTAAGCGGCGAGCTAACCGCAGATATTATTATGTCCAAGACCCGAGAGGAACATATCCGAGTAACGGCCAGGGCAAACGCAGCCCTTGAGCTACTGCACATGCTAACGGACAACAGATTGGATTCAATCTCAGCTGCCGAGGTAAAAAATAAATAGCGGCCTGCCCTTGATTTATTAAGCCAACCGTGTTAAGCTAGAACTGTTTCCGACTGGGAAGGCGGGAACACGGATAAGCCCTAGACCCACAAGGTCCGGGGTTTTTTCGTTTAAACGGACGACGAAATCCGCAGCGGACGCAGCTGGATCAGAAAAGATAATAAAAATAAAAAATAAGGCTTTTTGCCTCTTTTTGAAAAATTTTAACGGCCTGCTTTAGCCCATTGCCTAAAGGGGTTTTTGCCTGGGTACGCCTGGGTACGTGGGTACGCCTGGGTACGCTTTCCCCGCAACAGGAAAAAATAATAAACAGCCCGCAGACCGGACGGACCGCAGCTGAGCTTAAAACCCCATAAGCCGTAACTTATCCACAAATTTTTACCTCCCCTACGGCTGGGCCTTCAGCTGAAAAAATATTAACCACTAGCAGCTGACCGGCCGGCTTATCCGGCAGAGGCTTAGCCCGCCAAGGTAAAAAATCCGCTCAGCTAAACCCGCAGCTGAAATTTAAAAATAATTAATAGATGATGTTGAAAATGTCAGTGGGTAAGTGTATGATGAATTTATAACGGAAGGAGATAAGTCACCGTGGCTTATATGACACAAGAAAAGAAAGCAAAGATAGCTCCGCAAGTTAAGAGCATTCTTAAAAAGCACGGTCTGAAAGGATCGCTATCAGTGGAGAACCACAGCACACTGGTACTTAAAATTTCGGAAGGGTCAATTGACTTTTACGAAAACCTAATGGAAACAGCCAGAGCAACCGGCCAGGAAACTCAATACATAACTAAAGAAATTGATGTTAATCCTTACTGGTATCACAAACACTTCTCGGGCTACCCAAAGGAAGTTGTCGGCGAGCTTCTGGCTGCTATGAATGACGGCAACCACGATCGCAGTAACGCGCAGATCGACTACTTCGATGTTGGCTGGTACGTAAACTTCCACATCGGAACTTACAAAAAGCCGTACCTGCTAGAGCTGTAAGCACGGCGAGCAAATGCCCCCCTCACGGGGGGCTTTGTTTTTGCCCAAATGCGATGATGCCCGCAAACATCCTCCGGAAAAAATAATAAGTATTTTTTTGCGGGGCCACGGAATCGTTCCGTGCAAAAATAAATTAAAAGTTTTTTGAGCCCGCTTCAGGTCGCCGGTCTGCTCCGAGGTAAAAATTCTAAAAAACTTGCATTTTGAAAATAAATACTTTATGATAAAAAAATGATTGAACTATTACTTCTCTATAACTTATCCAGCTTGCGTGACGAGCTGCGAGAACCTTCAGACACACGCGCTGAAATAATTTTGTTTATAGCGGTGGCTCAAATCTTTATCTGGCCGATAACTCTTTTTGCGTTGATTAAACGCATCGGTGTGCGCACGGTGATCGCCCTTTCTGCCGTGGCAGCTTTTACGGCGACGACCCTAGTCTTTGATTGGACATTTTATTTCCTTGCCGGCTTCGCGGCTTTCTTAATTGGTACAGCGTTCCTAGCCTATTTAATCTTGCAGGACTAGATAACTTAAAAATGTCAGTACCCCGTGATTTACTACAGGTATGACAAACACGCATAACACACCAGACACAACCGCTAACTACCTAGGCCTGCTACTGCTAATGGGGTTCGCCCCAGAGAAGTTGGAGAAGTTCGGTCAGGAAGTTGAAGTACCAGAAGGTGCGGTCGAGGATCGCATAATTGAGCTAATCGAACTTCGTGAAGGATGGAGGTAAAGGGTGAGTAAAACCCACAGTAAAGGGCGAGGAACTAACTTGCTCCCACGGATCTATCGGCCAGCCCGAGTTGTTAATTTGACACATCGGCGAGGACGTGTATACAATGACTATAAGCCGAAAGAGCAAACCGCTAAAGTAGCGGGCGTAAGCCTTAAGGCGAATCGCACGGTCTGGGAGTTTTTCTCCTTAGTTAATCCCAGGCTTTTTGGAGGCGCGTTGTCCCGGCACTTGCGAACACGGGACACCTACACAATGACGAAGGAAGTAAGGTAAAAATAATAATGCAGCAAACAAGAATAATAAAAGTTGGACCGCTTTCGGTCTGGGTTGGCTTTGACGAAGGCGAGTCACGCACGGTCGGCTTGGTACTTACACCACTAAACCGAGTAGCTATTGGAGTGGATCTCACTTTAAGTTTCTACTTCTCACAGATTAGTATCTCTATCTCAAAGGATAGCTTGACTAATGATGAATGGTTGGACTCATACCGATGATTAACGAAAAAACAGGAATGGACTGGCTGCGAGCCAGGATGGAGAAGCTCGACTACAAATCCCTTGAGGAAGTTGCAGTTGAACTCGGAATCAACCGAGGCAATCTCTACCGGTACTTCTCACTCGAGAACCGACCAAGCGTTGCAATGCTTCCGGTGATGTGTGAAGTGTTTAAGGTAAAAACTGACGAAGTGCTCCGTGCACTGGAAGTGGTGTAAAAATGTTAAACAACTTTAAAACCAAACGCGTGGTAAAAAAAGAAACACAGTACCTCGGAGATTTACAAACTATGGTGTTAAAAGATCCCACACCGGAATCCGATGAAGCTATGGTTCGTTACCTAATCGACAGTATTGCTTGGCTGGATAGCTTTGACGACCGGCCGGCCGCTAAAGTTTAACTAAATAAAAAAGAAGCCCATTAAACCAGCGCGGGACGTTGGAATGGGCTCTTTATTTTTTGCGCTCAAAAATGTCAGTCCCTTGATCTATAATGAAATTATGACACACGCACAAAGGGATAGAGGTGAGAACGTGAACCTAGAAGACAAGATGATCGGTTGGGATTACTTGCTAGATGAAGATGGTAATCGCATCTTCGTTAGCGTCAAGTAAGACTAGCCTAACGCTTTCAGCACCTGGGTAGGTGGATAAACTGCCCACACCAATTTGAATTTGACAAATGTCAGACCCATAATGTATTATAGAGTTATTAGTTAAACAAAGGGTTTAACTAAGGGAGGAACCAACACAGTGAACAAGTTACCAATTTCAGCAGTAGGCGAATGCGACACCTGCGGATGGACTCGCGTTAGCGACTTCGACCAGTACGACAACGACCTAAACGCAGACTCGCTAGATGCAAACTGCGACACCTGCTACAACACAGTGACAGTCTATGTCAAAGACTTAGACTCACCTGCAACAGAATGGACACCGCGCCCAAAGCTCGAAGTCTATTCAGCAATCTACGGAAACAAGTTAGGGGAAGTGTAATGACATTTAGCAAAGTAGAAGAGTACGTGCAAACTGCACAAGGTATCTCGTTTGATGGTTGTCACAAGATTTACGTTTTGATGGATGACCAGCAAGTTGAGCAAAGCATGGAGTGGGGCTATGGCCAAGATGGAAGCTTTCTTGCCACTGACCTAAGCCCCGAGGAAATGCTCATCGTACTTAAAAACTGGTACGAGAATTCCTGTGGCCTTAGGTTTATCGAAGCTGTGACAACTAATCGTGAAGATCCAAACGAGGGGTTTGAAACTTTGATTCCGCAGGGATTTGAAGACTAATTCAAAAATGTCAGTCCTAAATGTTATTATAGATTTATTAGTCCAATAAGGGAGGAATACAAAACAGTGAATACTTACAGAGTCACGATGGTAGTAACAAACGTCTACGACATAGAGGTAGAAGCTAACGATCTTGAGGAAGCTCAAGCACTAGCGATAGATACCCCTGAAAGCAAGTGGGTGTTGGATCAATCTGCAACAACTGCTTACCTAGGTGACGACCACATGATGCTAGAAGATGGAGCGTGGGTTTACGTTTAGCCCACGCCTCCGGGAAAAACCCCAAACTAAAAATAAATAAGGTAAAAATTCCGTTATCAAAACGTTATCTAAAAATACCGATTTGAACTTGACAATGTCAGATTAGTGCCTTATTATCTCATTATAGACAAAAAGAAAAAGGGAAAGACAAAAATGTCAGTCCTTTATTATAGAGTCACTATTAGTTAGAAAGTCTAACTAAAACACCCAGAAGGGAGATCTGCCGTGAGCCTAGCCGCCACAAAGATCACAAAGACAATCGTAAAGGTTGTCATAGAGGAACCAACAAAGGTTCTGGACGACACCAACGTAGTGGAACTTATTGTTGCACTCGCTGATGCCAAAGCTGCTATCAAGGCTTTGAAAGAAAAGCAGTCAGAAATTGACTCTGCTATTCGCGCACTAATGGGCGATGCCACCATTGGAACTGTTGCTGGTGTAAAGCGCGTTGAGATCCTTGATCGCACTCGCGCCGGAATCGACAGCGACATGTTGAAGAAGGCTTTCCCTGAAGCTGCAGAAGCGTGTGCAACTGAAACTGCATACACGCAACTTCAAGCAAAGTAATACCAATGTCTGGTTGGGGCAGGGACTTCCCTCCTTGCCCCAATTTGACAACACTTTAAAAGTAGTGTACCTTTAAGAATGTAAGACAAAATGACACAACGAAAAGGAGAAACACCCAGCCATGTATCCAACCGGATTCATTACAGACCCTGATAAAAAAGTGCAGGGATCAGCTCTATACGTAGAGATGAAAAGCAAAGTAAGAGATGATGCGTTTTACCAATTCTTTATTACACCAGATGGTGTTAATGAAGAAGGTAATTTCGTTTATGCAAAAGTATTCAAGCGCAGAGTGACAAGTGACTCGCCTAAAAAACAATGGCGCATTGCTAGTTTAAGACAAGAGCTTATTGTGGATTTGCCGGAGTACGCTGACATTGAATCAGTGAAAGACAGCCACAACACTAAGCGCTTCGATCCTATTGAAGCAACGTTGCACAGACTAATGAGTCAATACACATTAGTAGGCAAACCATTCTTTGTAGAAGTATCAAAGAAGGATTTGTCAGACGTTGGTATCCATAAGACACCAATCAAAGTTGTCTATCGAATTGGGCAGACTCGCAAAGCACTTGGCTTTGCCGAGATGTTTGAAGAAGCTAAGTAAGGGATAAAAATGAATAAACATCTTTTAGAAAAATACAACGAACTAGATCCACAAATTCTAGATTCGCTTAACGAATTTATTCGTCAAGCCACAGATGAAACAGCTTCTATGCGTGTCAACGCACAGGTGCTACCACAGGGTCGCTACACAGAACGCGCACCTCGAGGAGCAAAGGTTGCTAAGATTCCGGCTGTGATTCCTACTGGACCTGTATTCGCCGAGGAAGATACAATCTTTACTCGACCTAATGGCGACAAGTATCACGCGAGAGCTTGGGGCGAGCATCAAGATGTTGCCACTCTTCGCAAGGCGCGTGAAGCAACAGCACTTGTTCAGTCAGGAACTCCTGGCTCGCCAATGTTCGCGTTGCTTTATGGCGCACCGGGAACTGGTAAGACTGCATTAGTCGAAGCAGCTTTTACAGATGTCTACACAGTCATGGGAACTGGCGACACCGAAGTTTCCGACTTCATTGGTGGCTACATCCAAACTCCTGCTGGTGGCTTCGAGTGGATTGATGGTCCACTTATCAGAGCAGCTGAAGAAGGCGCAGTCTTGTTCATTGACGAAATTGGTTTGATTGATCCTAAGGTTCTCTCAATCGTGTATGGCGCAATGGATGGTCGCAAGGAAATTGTTGTGACTGCTAACCCAGAGCGCGGTGCAGTAGCAATTAAAGAAGGCTTCTATGTTGCTTCTGCTACTAACCCAAATGCACCGGGTGTTCGACTTTCCGAAGCACTTCTATCTCGTTTCGCAATTCAAGCAGAGATGGCAACTGACTGGGGACTGGCTCGCACCTTAGGTGTACCAACCACAATGGTTACTGTCGCTCAAAACTTGGACAAGAAACAAGCATCAGGTGAAGTTTCGTGGGCACCACAAATGCGCGAACTCCTAGCCTTCCGGGACATTGCAAATGTCTTTGGTAACTCGTTCGCAATAGCAAACCTTCTCGCCGCCTCACCAGAGATGGATCGTCCAGTAGTTTCGGATGTTCTCTCTCGAGTGTTTGGCGCGGAGTGCAAGCCAGCAAGAATCTAATTCTTGCTCGGGGTGGGGAGTCTGTATTGGGTGTTCAGACTCTCCACTTTCCCCCGATTTGACAAGTATGATACTCTTATAATGTAAGACCAAATGACACAACAAAGGACAAAAAATGACACACTTTAATCCAGAAGACAAAGAGAGTGGCGCAAGCCACCCAGCGTGGTTACGCGTTGGAGCTGACGTTGGAACGTTAGTAAATTTAATTGCTCGTAGAAATGATTTAGTTGGCTTGGCCGGCCCGAACGCTGGCTCTGGCTCACCTGCTTGTTTCAAGCCAGCAATCGCAGAAGTAGAAGTAAACACAGACATTGCTTTCGGCGTTGGCGTAACTCCGGAGATGGTTGGCGACCTTTGCCTACGCGAAACTGAATACGAGTTTCCAAAAGCAATAGGTGCAATCGCACACGAAGCTTTTCACGCACGGTTCTCACAGTGGAGTCTTGCGGATGCTCAAGCAGAACTAAAAGAAGATGAATACACAGCGTTGGTACTTCTCGAAGAGTCGCGCATTGAAGCACAAGGCATACTTGCCGAACCTCGCTACCGAGTGTTCCTACGTTCTAGCGCATTAGAGATTGCTCTCGCGGACATAGAAAACTTTGAGGGTAGTTCCGTACAGCAACTAGCTCAACTCGTTGGACTGGTTCACGGTCGGGTTATCGCTGGCGTGCTGGAAATGGATGAAGTCGAAGAAGTTTTAGATTTAGTTGAGTCCGGTCTAGGAATTGATGTTGTAGAAAAGCTCTCGACAATCCTGCGCAAGTTTCAAGCGCATGACAATCATTCAAACATAAGTGATCTCTATCCCCTTGCTGTCGAGTGGGTAAAAATCCTTCGCGAACTTGCGGAAGAGCGAGGCGAGATTCCAACTGAAAATCAAATGAAAATGATGCGCGAGATTGTGCAAAAACTTTCCGAGGCTAATGATGGCGTGGGGGTAAAAAACTATACCGACCTCGAGGATCAAAGAGAGTCAGAAGATTGGAAAGCTGAGGTCAATGACCGAGCAGAAAAGTCTAAAGAGGTTCGCGAACACGAAAAGATTGCAAGTGAAGTGTTCGGGCGTGGCACAGGGCCAGGCAGTGCAGGTACCCGTAGTTCTTTAATCGAGCATCGTAAGCCAACCGGTGAGGAACGGTCAGCTGCCGTTTTGATTGCACGGCTACTCGAGAAAGCAAAGTACCGTGAGCGCGACATAACGGAAGTGGCGAGCATACTTCCTCCCGGTCGGCTTCGTACAAAAGCTCTGGTGCAACAGGCAGCTCTCCGCGACAAAGGTATTCACAAACAGGTCGAGGCGTTCCGCAAAAACAAGCGGACTCATACCGAGGATCCAACACTTACGGTCGGCGTGATGGTGGACATCTCTGGCTCTATGAATAGCGCGATGCGACCGATGGCGACAACGGCGTGGGTTATGTCAGAAGCGGTTAGGCGAGTGCAAGGTAAATGCGCGATGGTTTACTACGGCTCGGATGTATTCTCTACTCTCAAGGTCGGTCAGCACTTAGACGAGGTAGCGGTCTACTCTGCCCCAGACGGTACTGAAAAGTTTGACAAGGCGTTCAAGGCTCTAAACGGTTCGCTAAACCTGCTTGACGGTTCCGGCGCACGGCTACTGGTCGTAGTGTCAGACGGCGAGTATACGCACGACGAAGCTCGGGCAGCTCGTAAGTGGGTGTCGCAGTGTGAAACGGCTGGCGTGGCGGTATTATGGTTACCGTTCGATAGTGGCAGATCAGCACAAGCCTTGCTTCGTGAAGCGTCCGTCGGTATCGTTCCCGGAACTATGGATCCTGCTAAAACGGCAAGTGAAATCGGTTCTATGGCAGCAAAGCTTCTAACCAAAATCGGTAAGCGAAATGCCTAGTACGATAACTAAATAAGCCCTTGTCGGGGGGTATCGTCCTTCCAGCGTGTGTCAGCCTTCCGACAAGTATTTAACGGAGAACGCTCACATCAAAAAACGGTGTGGGCGTTCTCTTATTTCTATTAACTTGAAATTGTCAGGCCAGGATGCTACAATAAGTTTATAAAGGTTAGTAAGGGATACTAACTGGAAAAGGAGAACTAAACCGTGAAGGTTTACAACATTAACTGGGTTGATGAAGATGACAACTACAACGAGGGAACTGCACTTTTCGCCACTCGTGAACTAGCAGAGTCGTATGTAAAAGATACGCTCGAACCAGAGGATAGCGACAACGCTTACTCCGTAGGCGAGTTAGTCGTGGTTACGAAACTCTAACCAATTCCATAAAGAAGCCCGCACTCGGTGCGGGTTTTCTTTTGCCTAAAGTCCGAGGTAAAAATTACAGCTGAACTTTGAGGTAAAAATTTCCTTATTATTTTTTAATAGCCGGCTGCCGGATAGTTCCCGCGTCGAGGAAAATTATTTTTGAAATGGGCTTGACAAATGTCAGCCCTATGCCTTATTATCATTATAGAGCGAAAAACGCTTTACCTAAGAAAGGGAACACAATGGGACTAGATCAGTACCTATACGCTAACGCTTATCTATCAGGCGGCAGTTGGCAAAAAGAAGCAGAGCAAAAAGCTTTTGCGAAAGTGGCGGAAGCTTTGGAAGTAGACGGTTTCATCTGCGAGGAGTATCCGTCAATTACGGTCAATGTAAAAGTTGGCTACTGGCGCAAGGCAAACCAAATCCATAACTGGTTTGTGAACGAAGTTCAAGACGGCGAGGATAACTGTAAAGAGTATTATGTTCCTCGCGAAAAGTTAGAGGAGTTGCTACAAGTCTGTAAAGACGTAAAGGCAAGCAAACACCCTGACGTAGTGAACGACTTGCTACCACCGGCACAAGGTTTCTTTTTCGGAAACTACGACATTGACGAGTGGTACTGGGAACAGATTGACGACACCATCGAGCAACTGCAACACGTACTCGCAACAGTTCCAGAGAACTACAACTTTGCATACCAAAGTTCGTGGTAGAAATCGCATAGGGGCGCATAAGAGAGGGGGCGGAGAAATCTGCCCCTTCTCCAGCTTTCCGGCGGGTTTAGTTCGGAGGTAAAAAAATCGGCTAAGTACCGGATCTCCGGCGCGGTCGAGTAGCCTACTTGACAAATGTCAGAGGCTAGGTGTATGATGAGTTTATGAAAGAGCGGCAGTCTGAACCGCGTACCGAAAGGGCGTGTCGGACGAAGCGCAAGCGGTCAGGAGTCCCTGCCACTCTTTCTCAAAAACTAACCAAGGGATACAGAGGGAAAAAATGGAACTAACTATGAATGACTGGGAAGCAATCTACAAGCCGATCAGCAATCACTTAGACGACAATGCGTCATTCCAAGATGAACACGGCGTGGGCATTATGTTTGAAACTTACGGCGTTGAGGTTGAGTGGGTTAAAGCGCAACCTAACGAAAACGTATGGACATACATGGACGGCGACGAGGGGACTTGGCTAACTGCTGGGTATCACGTTGTTAATCGCATTGGCTACCTTGTGACTGAAGTACCTTGGGAAAACCAAGACACGGTGGTTAGCGTAAGTAGCGACTCGGACGAGGAGAACTAATGAGTAGCGATGAAGTAGAAGTTACATACCTGATTGAACTTAATCCGGAACAGACAGAATCGGCGTTTTATTGCTGGGGAAGTGGGTTTGAACCGCTTGCCAAGGTAAAAAAGGGGGATCGAACTTTTTATGTCGGATCAAGTGGCGAAATGCGTATTAACCTAAGCACCGGAAATGTTATTCGCTATACAAGCGACTTACTTGAAGCCGGCATTGACACGGACGAAAAGCTTTCCGAACTAGAGAAAAGACTCGAATGGGTCAATAACAACTGGTTTGAGATTTACGAAGAAGGCGCGGACGGAGATTGGTGGGAAGTTTGCGACACCCTCGAAGAAGGAATTGAAGCCGCGCGACACGCGCTAGACACCTAATTGACAAATGTCAGTTAGTGATGTTACACTTTCAGTAACGCTTAGAAAAAGGAGAAAACAATGAGCGCACTAACAGTAAGCGGAGAGAAGTTCCGTTACGAAACAGACAACGAGCATTTCTGCGCAGGAAGTTCACTACGCGGTTATGTAAAGACCACCTACTACAACTTGGTGGAGAAGTTCGGAGAGCCAACTCAATACGGTGAGGGCGACAAAGTTACCGTTGAGTGGACTATCGAGTTTATGAACGAGGAAACTTATGAACTCAAGTATGCGACTATCTACGACTGGAAACAGTACGAAGAAGGTACGCCATACGATTTATACGACTGGCACATTGGCGGTTACTCGCACGACGTAGTTGAACTAATCAACGCAGTAATGGGGGCGTAATCATGCAACATCACTTTATAGTTTATTTCAACACGCTAACAAACGAGTGGGTTGTGGAGTCGAACGTTGACTCCTTCCTAAATGACGGAACTGTCTGGAACGACAGCACTACCGAGTGGGTACACGCGATTGACGACAACGACACCTACGCAAAAGACGAAGAACTCTACGACACGCTAAACGCGGTGTTGAGAAACCTAAACGAAGGGAAGGCGATCTAAAATGAGCGAGGTAAAAATTATGCCGGAAAAAATTAACGTGATAAAGGTTGTCACTTATGACTTTCAAAAAATCTCGGATGACATGTTCGAGGCGACCGGTCTTCGGCCAATCCACGTTGCCGAAGCTGTGGACTGGATCGAACCTTGGGTGCTAGAAGATTTCGGTTGCGGTTATGGCCATGAGCCAGCTTTACGCGACCTAATCTTTCAAGACGAGAACGGTGAAGATCTCTAAAAACTTAATCAGGTCTTGCACTAGGTAAGACTGTCCCAACTGGAGTGCGGTGCGGGACTCGCCTGAAAATTTGGAGGTAAAAATTTCAAGGAGGCAGTATGTCAAAAAAAGATAAACCTTTAGCAAAGCTCGTCAGAGCTCGGGGGAACTATGTGCTGAACCAAAAATCCTTTAAGTTTTTTGACAAGCGAACTCGGCGCAACCGCGACCGGAATTCACAGCAAAGAAACTCAATAAAAGAATTTAACGAATAGACTTGAAATTGTCAGTCAGGTGTGTTATCTTCTAGATAAGAAACCAACGAAGGGAGTAACCAAATGGGTTACAAAGTAATTGAAATACCGAAAGACACTTACTGCGAAAGTTGCGATGAAGCTGAAGCAACTACCTATCACGACCACGATGGCTGGCTACCACCTACTTTCTACTGCCAAGACTGCCAAGACAGAATCGAGTCTGCATACGAACTGCCTTCGGCTATGGATGTCTACGAGCCAGTAGTTATGGATGAACACGGAAGGATCTACTAATGAACGCGGATACCCTGAACTGCAAGTGCGAAGAGCTAGACGACGATTTAATTGAAAGCGGTTGGACTTGCTACAACTGCTACGAACAAGGGAACGACTAATGATAGATCTACAAGAGCAACTACAAGAAAACTTGCGGACTTACCTTGATGGAATGAGTGACGAGATACTAGATGACGTTTGTCAAATAGTTGTTGATACTTTCCGCACGGCACTAGAAACTAAGTACGACGTACCTGCGGGCTGGACTGGAACTACTCAACTATGAAGGAACTAGAGCCAAAGCTCGGTCAATGGCTGCCGTTAAATGATAATCCGATTCATCTCGGTGTTGCGGTTGTTGATTTAGCAATCTCGCACGGTTTTGACATTGAGGTAAAAATTTGGGAAGAGGATCGGCCAATCTTTCTTGAAGGCAACCCAAGCCAGGAGCTCCTAGAAGATTTAATGATTATCTCGGATTTCTCTTTGCAGTACCTAGAGGAGCTTTTACCCAAGGGCTATAAATTTACTGTGGATCAAGAGGGCTTAGTTTTAATTAAAACTTTTGAAAATGAACTTGACAAGTCAGATTAAAAATGCAATAATACTTATAGATGCCAATACAAAGGAGAAAAAATGGCAAACTATTTCGGACAATCAAGAACCAATTACTTTTTGGTGAAAGACGAAGAAGCGTTCAAAGCTGAGATGGAAAAGTACAACGTCACGGTTATCACAAGCAAGATTGACGATCAGACTGCATACGGAATTATGGATGCGGATGATGATGGTGGTGGCCTGGCTTGGAGTCAATTCAATGAAGAGACTGACGAGTATGACGACATTCCTTGGGAACACGTTATTGGCCAGCATCTTCAAGATGGTCAAGTTGCTATCTTGGTGGAAACTGGCGCGGAGAAGTATCGCTACCTAAGCGGTTGGGCCGTTGCGTTCAACAACAAGGGCGAGTTTCGTCGCATAGACATTAGCGACATTTTTGAACTAGCCAAAGAACTAGGTACAAGCGTTACACCTGCCGAATACTAAAAACGACACGCTAAGGGGTGGACTTGACAGTCTGCCCCTTTAGCGTTTATTATAGAACTACAAAGCTCGAAGGGATAAAAAATGAGCGAAGCAAAAGCACTATACCTTTCAACTGAAATGGACACGGAGATTCGTACCTTTACAGTTGGAGATTCATACGAACTAATCAGCGATGCGGTAGAAGGTTGGATTGAGTGTGTTCACCTTTCATCGCTCGGCGTAGACCTATGGTGTAACGAAGAAGGAAAACTTGCGGGGTTGCCACAAAACGAGATAGCAAGTTATCTATTCCACAAAGAGTTTGGACAGTTTGACTCGATTCGTGGAAACGTAATCTTTACTGGCGGTGCAGATGATGAGGGTGAAACAGTTGGACTGACTGAAGATCAAATCAAAACACTGACTGAACTTTTCGGGGAGGTGTAATTATGGAATACACGAACTACTACCTAACTTTCAACTACTCATTAAACAACAATGGGTTTATGTTGGAGACCTATTGGCTAGACCTTGGAATAGACGCGCACCTTATCTACTTGGTGGTTGCGGTTATTGTGGGGCTGAAGATTCGGAAAAAGTTAAAGACGCTAAAGATTCGGACAAAGAAAAAATAATAATTAAAGAACTGGCGGCCACGGCCGCCTTTTCTTTTGCCCAGCTCAGGATGATTTTTTTACCTCAACTTTTTGGCAGCTGGCCGGCCGGATCAGAGCCCGCGGGCCGGAAAAGATAATTTAGGTTTAGACTTGACAAGCGGTGTTTAATACGGTAAGTTATCTTATGTAAGCGATTAAGGCTTACATACAAAAGGAGAAAATTATGGGAAACAGAAGTTTTATCGTAGTAGAGTCAGCCAATTTCGTGACTCCAGTTACTCTTTACGGACATTGGTCAGGTGAAGATAACGTAGCAGCAGTTAATAACGTTCTTGCACGGACAGACAGAGTTGGAAGCCCTGACTACCTGACAGCGCAGATCTTTCACGAATTCTCAACCATGGGTGGCTATGACGGAAACCTGTCGTTTGGTATCGATGCTTGCGGTTACTTTACTGGAGGCGAGTGGGTAGATAACGACACTATCTACGTTAATGCAGATACAGGCGAAACCTCAATAGAACAGCCGTTCAACATCTGCCAAAACAAACTAGTTGGCTAATCTAAATAAAGAAGCCCCCGTTAATTCGGGGGTTTTCTTATTTGCTTGAAATTGTCATAGGTAGATGTTACAATGGTTTTATAACAAAGGGAGAGGTGAGAAAATGACAACAGGACAACTAATGACAACTCTAAACTTAAGAGTGGTGCTAGGTTTCGTTGCGGGTGAAACTACGGTTTCTGAATACCAACTACTAGAAGATGAGAACTTTCTAGCGGTAGCGCGTAGCGCGGACACGATGCAAGAAGTCGTAGATTGGGTAAACGAGAACTACTAACCCAACCAAAGATGCCCCCGCCTAGCGCGGGGGTTTTCTTGTTTCCGGACACAGCTGCCGAGGTAAAAATTACAGCTGCGAGCTGTTTTCCGGCTGCGGGCAGAAAAGATAATTAAGGGTTTGGATTAAAAATGTCAGTGCCCTATGGTACATTTAGTTTACGAGGTTAGGGAAACCTCAAAAGGAGAAAAAATGTCAGACGTAAGAACAGTAGACATTATTGAACTAGACGGTGTGTTGTATGACACGCTAGACACCGCTATCGCGGACATCACGCATAACTGGAGAAATTACGTAGACGATTATCGCGCTGACGAGTTAATCGAAGTCACTCTAGAAGATAACGAAATCAGAGTGCGCTACGAAACTGACGAAGTTGAAGAAGATGAAGAGCCAGTACGCAAGGAAGTTTATCTTTCCTACAAGTATGAATACCTAAACATCACCTACAAATACTAAAAAGAGAAGGAACACCCCCGTAGCGTTGCGGGGGTTTTTCTTTGCGCGGGAGATTGAGCTGCCGAGGTAAAAAATACAAGCTGCCAGGCCAGCTGAGGCAGATAGATTGCAATTATCTTTTCCGGACCGGCCCGCGGCTAAAAACAATTAAAACTTTTTGGTAAATGTGGTTGACAAATGTCAGGGGTATGCTGTAACCTTGAGGTATCAAGTCAAAGGGACTTGAGACATACGAAGGAGATGATCGCGTGGGAGCTTTCCTACAAAATCGCAAGACTGAACTATGGGTCTATTTCAACATAGGTCAGTTCGTAATCTGCCATAACTGCGATGCAGATGAAGTTGTTATCCTAAAGAGGAACGCTCGCAGGTTCTACAGACTGCACGGGGCTATGCACCGTCACCCAAGCGCAACCTACACGGTAGTCGCCTAAGACAAAAGGAAAAGCCCTCACCAAAAGGTGGGGGTTTTTCTATTTGACAAATACCAAAAGATGCCGTAAGATTCAATTATGAAGTCAAGGGGGCTTCATAGAAAGAAGGGCAGGTAAAAGTGAGCTACATTTATCTAAATTGTTGGCGTTGCGGTCAAGCTATGAAAGTGCAAGAAAGAAAATACATTCACGGTTTGTGTTGCGGCAAGTGCAACAAATAACTCAAATAAGAGTTGTGCTAAAGTTGAAGAGTTCCGTCGAGCGGGTCTTTTCTCCCTTCGTCCCAGCTCCGGAATACGGATAGGGTATTCCCTTTAACCTATCCCTAAGCGCGTCACCTTATTCCCTTTTGGTGGCGCGTTTAGTTTTTGTCTGAGTGCGGTTTGACAAACTAAATAGTTGGTAATAGATTGAATAAATTAAGTAATGACAAATTACGAGAAAGGTAAAAAATGTCACGTCTAGAAGGAAAGAAAAAAGTTGTTGTCGGACAACGAACTATTATGCAACAGCATCAAGAGTTGCCGGCCTCAGCACTAAAAACAATTGAAGAAATAAAAGCAAGAAACAGTAGTCCGGACAGAGATGAATACATCAAAATGCTCCGTGAAGCTGGGTGGACACTACAAAGTATTGCTAGTGCACATGGGATGACTCGTGAACGCGTGCGACAGATTGCGGCAGAGCCTCGCATGTACTTTGAAGATGTCAAGTCTTTGGAAGTGCCAGTAGCTCCAAATCGAACTGTCGATGTGTTTAAGTCAGTTGAGGTAGAACTAGATCCCGCGGTGACTGCAAGAATGATTGAACTTTCTGCACTAGCTCGAAAGCCTATAACTAACTCTGCAGAAGCCTTTGAGTTTGTTGCATTACTGAATCAGGAGATTGAACGCGGAGTAAGTGGTATTCGCTTAGCCAAGGTTTTGGGTATTAACCACTCGTCAATTTATGCTCGGTTGGCCAGATACGGTTATCGGGAAACCAAGGCTGTATCAAAGCACATGCAATTAAATAAAATGCTTATTCGCGAGGGCTACTCACCTGAAGAAGCATTAGTCAAGACTTTAGCCGAGGCTAAATAAAAGATGTGCTTGACTTTATCAGGTAGACGTGTTACCTTTGTGTCATAGGCGGAAAGGAGAACAAAATGCCTAAGTTAAAGTCAGACTTTCACACTCTGTACTACAGCGGTTTGGAAGGCGCAACAATCGTACGGTTCATAGAGATGCGAGGCGACGAATTCGGTGGGAAACCATTCCCAGTATTCCTAGTCAAGTTTGCTGATGGGTCGAACGGAGAGATTGAGATCTCGCAAGATGAGGAAGGTAATGGTGGCGGGTTCGTATTTGGACTGCCAAGCCCGTTCATCGACTAAGAAGTACGGAAAGCCCCTTGCGAAAGCAGGGGGTTTTTCTATTTTCTTGACTTATCCGGATTGGTTAGGTAGGTTAAAGGTATGAAGTATTCAGTAACAATGATGACCTCACGAGGCAGGGAGGTAAAAATTCCTATGGGCAGGGCCCAAGCCAGCCTCGGATTAGCAATTGCGTATGCTCACAAACAGCTATCGCTAAATAAATCCTCTGCTGTTGCAATCATTAGAGAAGTAAGCCTCGGAGGAACTAGCAAAGTAGTCAAGACAGTTTCCCAAAGTGACAGACACACCAGCGTTCTGAAGTAGTAAATTCAAGGAAAAATAGCCCTTGTAGAACTGCGGTAATCTCGCTAGTATGAACAAACTAGAAATTGTCCAGAGCGCATACCACGCCAACCGTGCAGGGGAATCCTTTGTCGTTGCTATCGTTGATGACGCGGAGAACGATGACACCAAGCTGGTAATTATGTTTGAGGACGATGGATACACTGCGGTTCTATCTTTAGATCAACTTATTGACGAGGAAGATATCTCGGAAAAAACTAATAACTGGGATCCAATTAAATACGAAGAACGCCTTCGTACGGCTCTCTGGGATGACGAAGACGATTCATACGAATTCGAGTACTAAGTTATGACAACTATTGCTGCTATTCAAGGTGATGGTTGGTCAGTTGTTGGCTACGACTCTCGCCTATCCCGTGGGGATTCTGGCGGTCGCATTTACACATTACCTAAAGGCAATGGAAAAGTTGTAAAAAGGGATAGATACTTAATTGGCGCGGCCGGTGACTTAAGAGCAATTAACTTAGTTTCCGATGTAATCAAGCTGCCAGACCCTGGAGAACTTACCGGAGCTAAGCTGGATAAATTTTTTACCACGGCAGTAGTTCCAACTATCCGGACTTGCTTTGAAGCTGCGGGATACGGAAAAGATGGAGCTCAGGAATCTCAACTAATAGTTTCTATAGCTGGCCAGCTCTTTGAGCTTGGTGAAGGTTATGAGTGGAGTAAAGACACAAGTGGGCTTTACGGAATTGGTAGCGGTGGAGATTACGCAATAGGATCATTACACTCAATCGTTGAAAAGAATTGCTCTATTGAAGAAGCTAAGGACTACATTAAGACTGCACTTGCGGTTGCCATAAGTTTAGATCCATCTTCAGGTGGGCCTATCAACATAGTTACACAGGAAAATTTTTAAGTAAGAGTAGTTTGACAAACCCCGTGAAGGTCATAGACTTTTAGAATGACTGAACTTACACGGGAACAAATTGAACTTAGCCTCTCCGAGCACGATGAATCTATTCTGCTGATGGATGGTTTTGATTCCGCTTTCTTGGGGACAGCGAAGCGAATAAATCAGCCAACACTTGCGGTCTACTCTTGGGAAAAGATGGTAGATGTTTTGATTAGCCGTGATGGTATGGACATGGATGAAGCCATTGAGTTTATTGACTACAACTGTCTAGGTGCTTGGGTCGGAGAACTGACCCCAATTATTGTTATGCCTTTGGACTAAAAGAAAAAGCCCCCCTTTCGGGAGGCTCTTTCCTTTGGCTTATTCGCCTTTGGCTTTCTGAATTACTTTCATACAACGCTGGCATTCAAAGTCTGCGCCAGTTCCGTTAGAAGCAACTACTCGATAGCGTGAATTACATCTTGCTTGAACGCTGTCATCTTTGGCTAGGTGTATCCAGTTTGTGCTGGAATCCTGTACGAAATTAAAACCTAGCTCCCGTGCTACGGCTATTGTGTAGAAAATCACTTTGTTCTCCTCTTTAGTTGCTCCCTTGCAACCTGATAGAACTATCATAACACACCTATCTGACAAATGCAAGTTTATTTCTAAATTTCTTTTTGTCCGGCCAACCAGCTAAATCCGGCAGCCGCTTGTAGCGGACTGGAGGTAAAAAAACCAGCTGCGGGAGCTCAAAAGAATACCCCCCGCCTAGCGGCGAGGGGTTCTTTGGTTTTGATTAGACAGGCATTGCGGTAATCGCGTAAGTGTCTAAACGATCACGGAAATCTTTTCCGTGTATTTGGTAACCAATCTCGATGCCTTGGTCAATAATAATGTTTGACGTTTCTTCATCTAGATGGTTGATGTTGCTCTCAACAAGAACATCTGCTTCGCCGTTGTTTCCAACGAAAGATACTTTGTAAGTATTCACTGCTGGGGGTTTCTCCTTTCTTCCAGTTAATGAAATCTTACAATACTTCTATGACAAAAGCAAACTGGGTTTATAACGGTTTGATAACAAACTAAAGCCCTTGCGGTTATTATCTTTTTAGGCCGATTTGACAATGATAGCCTTTCGTGTTACCCTTAAAGTAATCCTTAAGAGAGGGAGAACACAATGACAAAAAACACAAATACGAAAACTAAACAAACAACTGGCGGGATTGAAGCTCCTGACTACTCAGACTTCATTGACGGTATGCCTCTATGGAGTAACGTTCTTCACGGGCTCTGGGTAGGCGGAACAGATGACAACGACACCCTAGGCGATCACCACGCTTGGAGTGGTAGACAAGCCTTTATTACGCCTGAGATGTTTGACACGGTAGTGACTATGTACCAATACGCCAATCCAGTTGATTGGTTAGTAAAGGAATACCGCTACTGTATCTACGACTCAGACGTAAACCACTTTGACTGGGCTGAACTATTTGCTACGGCTAAATTCGCTCACACCGAGTGGCAGAATGGGAAGCGTGTGCTAATCCGTTGCCAAGCAGGGCTCAATCGTTCCGGACTTGTTACGGCTCTTGTGCTAATCCGTGAGGGTTTTTCACCTGAAGAAGCGATTGCCTTACTCAGAGAGAAGCGAAGTTCTATGGCCTTATTCAATAAGCAGTTCGTTCAGTTCCTTAAAACGATTGACGTTGAGATGTGGCGCGGAGATGCCTTTGTAGATACCAGCGTGTCGAGTGTTGACATAGACTAAAGAAGTGTGATACCTTTAGAAAGTCGCAAGGGCGACAAAACAAAAGGAGAAACAATGAACCTCACAAAGCGTGGAGTTATAGTACGAAACATTTCTATCGTTCTACTAGTTCTTGTAGCGTTTGTAGTGGCTGAAAGAGTAACCACACCAGATGCTTGCAAGGTAGACGTTAATCAAATGTCGCAAGGTTGCAAGGACTTGCTCTACCCATAAGGGTAGGGCCTGTCCTATTTCTAAGGAGAAAAATGAATAACATCAACATTGTTTGGACAGCAGTTCTTTCAGCTGTCTGCGGTATTGGTTGCATAGTATCTGCACTTGCACACAACACGGACTTGGTAATTGCCCTTGGTCTTGTTTCAATTTCATCTGCTCTTCTGGCTGGCCGCGAGCTCTAAGGTAAAAATTTACTGAACTAGGCTGCTGATCCCTAAATTATAATTAGATTCAACAGTCCTAGAAGAAACAGGTAGACACACTATGTCAGAAGAATCTACTCCTGCAGAAGAACTAACTGAAGTTGCAGAAGTCTTAGAAGAACCAGAAGCAGAAGCGCAAGCAGCTGTTGAAGTAGCTGTTCAGACTGAACCGGCTGCGGCTGAAGAAGAAACTGTAGCAGTTGTTCCGGAGATCAAAGCTGAGCCGCGAGGTAAAAAATCTAAAGCTGCATCGGAATCTGCGGTGGAAGTTGAGGCAGCTGAGCTGCAAGAAGTTGTTGAAGTTGTTGTACCAACGCCACCAGCTACACCAGCTGCGGCAACCCCAGCTGTGTCACGCGGAGGACTGTCGATCTCAATTCGCAACAGGCAATAACAACTTTACGAATTAGCATCCAGTCACTGCGATAAACTTGCAGGGCTGGGTGCTATTTCTTTAGTGCCGGTGTGATCAATGGAAGGACGACACCCATGACAGCAATCAATAAATTGCGACAGGTTAGCCTACGCATTATTGCGGTATTCGCCGCTTCAGGACTTTCAGTCATTGGCGCGGGTGCTCTTGCTGGAGTAGAACTCTGGCAAGCAGTGTTTATGGCAGGTGTAAGCGGAGTAGCTACGGTAGTCGAAGGACTATCCCGTGCCTACCTCAAAGACGGAAACTTATCAATGGAAGAGATTGATGAAGTATTCGTTGCCGTAGATAAGAAGACTGCTAAAGCCACAGGCAAGTAACCACGCAAACAAGTACGCCCCTTACCTTGCGGTAGGGGGCGTATTTTGTTTGTTTAGGATTATGCGGTAAAGGCTACTTCGTAACCTTTTTCCAACTTTGCCCATTTCTTTTCGCTGGCAAAACGCTCGGCGTGGTATTCATTAACGAATCGCTTGACCTGTGTCTGCCGTGCGGATACTTCAGCCTTGCCCCAAGATACGGTAACAACATTTCCGTTTACGGTAATTTCGTAAACCTTCTTCTTGCCGTCTTGCCCACGCTCACCCTGTGACTTGCTTACTAGAACTATCTTGTTCATTTGAGTTTCTCCCTCATTTGGTTACCGCTCCCTTGCGGTATGTATCTAGTTAACCATCACTATATGGTCTTGTCAAGTCTATTTGATAACAAGTTAATAACAAGAAAAACCCCCCTGCCATACGGCAGAGGGGCTATCTGGATTTAGATTTAGACTAACTCGAAAGAGTCAATCTTTGGGTGGACTTCATACTGTCCGGCTAGAATCTCTAGTGCCTTTGTGTATGAGTGGCACTCGTATACATAAGTAGTGCCGTCAATGACTACCACTAGTGAGTTCATTGTTTCTAATACCATTTCGATCTCCCTTGTTCTTTACCGCTTCCTTGCGGTATGTATCTATCTAACCATTAGATAACTACAATGTCAAGTCTATTTGATAACAATGCGGTAACAGTAAATAACGCCCCTAACCCTATGCGGTAAGAGAGTTAGTCGCTCTCAACTAGCAATGACAGTTGTCGCTATTGCAACAAGGTCCTTGATACTCAGGCGCATCCCAATCAGATTGCTCCCCACACTTCTCACAAGTAGCCCAGATAACGTTATCTAGTACTTGACCATCTGTGTTCTCATTTTCGTATTGACATTCCTCATTGTGACAAGTGAATGAAACAATTAAATCTGTTGCACTTGGCTGATCGTAGTAACCCATTTTCTCTCCTTAGAGTTTGTCTGCCTCTATAGTCACACGTTTCTTGTCAGTTGTCAAGTGTTGAGTGACTGTCAAGTGTCAAGTGTTGAGTGTCTTAGCCTATCTATCTATTACTAACCTACTAAGTCACAATGACAACTCGCCTAGGCAAGCCTAATAATAAGCACTTCTTAGTAGTAAAAAAATAATGATCAGCTCATAGTTAAACAAGAACTAATTATTAAATCTTTTTTGCATCGAAAAAGCCTTCAGAAATTGCACAGCAAAAAGCTGGCTAACACAAAAAAATCTCGAAACAATTTGCGACACACCCGGATGCGAGCGTAGCCAACTCGCAGGCCAAATCCAAATAAAGTAACTGTTCACTCTTTTTACTTAATCGTTCAATAATGACCGACCTCAAGTAGTTATAAAATGAAGTAACCGAAAGGGTAACTTCTTGTCCTACTCCTCCGATCCATATGCCCATTTATGGATTTGCGACTGGTGTAAAAAACACTACGTGGTTCCGCAACTTGCTAGGGACTGCGAGGATAAACACTTAAAAGAAAACTCTGTACAATAGAGCAGTGAAGTCGTTACCTGACTATGAGATTAAGTATCTAAACGCGTTTCCCTACCCCCCAACGCGCCGACTAGCCGCGCTTCGCGCAAAGGGGTGGTCTTTGTCCGTTCTCGGCAAGGCACTAAACCCTCCGCGCTCAAAGGCTACTATCCATAACTGGACTGCAACCGAGGAAATTTTTGATTTTACAGAGCCATTCCCACTTCCTCAGAAAGCCCCTATCCCAGCCCATCCCCTGGCTCCTCTAGTTCCCCTAGAAACTATCCCTGAACTCCAGCGACTAGTACCTTTGGCCCAGAGATACCGCTCTAGAACCCCAAAAAACTCAATTTATGCCGAATCTAACGAGAAGTTGACAGAATTAGCCGTTTCATTATACCTAAGAGGGATTCCAGTAAGCGCTATCGCAAATGCAGCACAAGTTTCTAACCGAGCAATGTACCGTAGAGTTAGTAAAGGATTAGGAAAACACCATAATGACTGATGAAACCGCCCAAGTTTGTGTAGTTTGGTACAACGCTGACCGTAAAACCAACCCACAATCTCGTTATTTACAAGCACTTTCTACAGATTCTAAGCCAATTACCCCTTTATCCTTTGATATTACTAGTTTAAGTGCCTTAGATTCCTTTAAAAACGCCATTTTTGTTGCTTCAGAGGCCGATTTATTTAAAAATCTACCTATTTCTAGCAGAAAAGTTCCACTTATTATGCCAGTCCAGGTTGCTCGGCAACTTCTAGGATGGCAAAACTTTGTGTCAGCACCAGCCCCGAAGGGAGCCCTATAAAAATGGCAGAAAGCAGTCCAGCACGCACTTTTGATGTATTTCCAGCAAATGTTGTTATCTGCCCTGAAAACTCTATTGACTTGCTCGATCCAGAAAGTGTTATGGCATCACGGCATCACGGGATTTCAGGGGCAAAATACATAGAAACAGCCAGAGTTATCGCATCTTCGGGCATTGTCTATATAGGTGCTGATTCATCCACAGGCCCGGTTGTAATTTTTAGTGAAGCTTTTACTCAGCAAAACAGAGAAACTAACTCCACTACCCGTTTTGTCACAGGATCTGGGAAAATTATTGCCGTTTCCAAAGACAGAGGTTGTGGGTGTGGCTCGCGTCTAAAGAACTGGTCACCTATAACCTCTGTAAGTAGAGCAAATCGAAAGGACATTTAATGTCTGACATTAATTTTATTACTTTTATTATCCTTGCACTAGCAACGTATCGCGTTACTAGGTTCTTTACGACAGACCATCTCTTTAATGGCCCGAGAGAAAAGATTTTTAATCGGTTTAACCCATCTGAATCAAAAATAGGATATCTATTCACTTGCGAGTGGTGTATGAGCATTTGGGTCGGATTGGGTTTTGTTTTTTGGTATACAATTAGTCAAGAAATTACTTGCTTTTTTGCAATAGCTTTTGCTCTATCTGCAGTAGCAAGTTTGTTGTCCGCATACGAGAATAAATAAATGTTCATCTCGTATTCCGCAGCGTTAAAGACAAGGAGCAACAGTGGGCGTATTTAGCCGAGATAATGTAGAACCAACCCGTTCTACACGAACTGCTACTAGCCCCTCGGGTGCCTTTGTTTCCGGTCAAGCGCAAGCACTTCCCTACACCGCTATACGCTCTCTCACCGCTGCTGCAACCCAGATCCGAGTAGGCGACAAGGCAGAATTTGAACAGTTTAAGAGTCGTCGATCTGCAAACTCTTCTGCGTGGCAATCCGAGGCCTGGGAATATTACGACGCAATTGGCGAAATAAAGTACGCATTTAATCTTGTTGCAAGTGTTATCTCGCGTATCCGAATTTACGCGGCTGTTGTAGAAAATCCTGCAGAAGCCCCTACATCAGTTCGCACAACAAGCAACATTGATCCAAGTCTTGCTTCTGCTGCTGAACGTGCACTAAGTCGCCTTGATTCCGCTTACGGTGGTCAGGCTGGACTTCTGCGCGATGCCGCTCTCAATCTTTCCGTTGCTGGCGAATGCTACTTAGTACAAGTTCCAGAACGTCCAGGATATGGAATTCCAGAATCTTGGGATATTAAATCTGTAGACGAAGTTCTTGCTGGACAAAAAGGTGGCTACAGCCTTATTGGTCGCCGCGAACAATCAACAAGTACTGGCTACAGCGGCAACAACGGCGGACAGGGTATGCAACTTAACAACAACGCTTTTGTTGGTCGCATTTGGCGGGCACACCCACGCTACTCAGACGAAGCAGATTCATCATTACGCGGTCTACTAGATCTTTGCGCCGAACTTCTACTTCTTAACCGTACTTTCCGCGCAACAGCACGCTCACGCCTAAACGCTGGCGCTTTGTATATTCCAGATGGTCTAGCAGTTTCCTCTGGCGCAGCTCCTGACTACCCTTACGCAGATGATTCTGATTTAGATCCAGCGATGCTTGCCGAAGAACAGCAAGATGATTTTGAAGAGCAACTTATCGACGCGATGACAACTCCTATTAAGGATGAGGATTCAGCAAGCGCAGTTGTTCCACTTATTATTCGTGGTCCTGCAGAACTTGGCGATGCTATAAAGCAGTTCAAGTTTGAGCGTTCTTTTGATGCAACTCTTGTTCAGCGTGCCGACCGCGTTCTAGAACGTATTCTGCAGGGCATAGACGTGCCTAAGGACATTATTACCGGTCTTGCTAATGTCAAGTACTCAAATGCGTTACAAATCGATGAGACGCTTTACAAGACCCATATCGAACCTCTTATGCTTTTGATTGCAGACGCACTTACCGTTGTCTACTTACGCCCTTACTTA